GTATAAACATTTGTGAACTTACCTTTTATTGCTGCCCACACATCCCCGGCTTTATTGGCAATACCGGCCTTCCAATTCACAAAAGCATCATACGGAGCTTTGATAACATTATCTCGAAACCAAGTGTAAGCACTAGAAAATTTATTTTTGATTGCAGTCCATACGTCAGAAGCCCTGTTTGCAATACCCTCTTTCCAATTCACAAAAGCATCATATGGGGCCTTTACTACAGTATCTCTGAACCACTCATAAGCACCGCCAAAAGATTGCTTAATTGATGTCCAGATTTCCCCTGCCTTTTTACCAACCTTGGATGCTATGTCGCCCCAGTTCATATTTATAATGTTATCCCATACGTTCATGAAATCCTTACCGAAGTTTGACATCATCTTCTCAAATCCTGGGAATATCGGTTCAATAACTCCCACAATGATGTCATAAATGCCCATCCATATTTTCTTGAGACCTTCCCAAGCTTTCTTAAAATCACCATTCAATATGGCCGTAACGATGTCGATTGCGCCTGCTAGGATTTTAAAGGCACCAGAGACTATTTTGAGTACTCCGGCAATCCCTACATCCCAACCGCCTGACAGGAATTTCACTAGTTGTTGAGTAAAGTTAGAGTTCCAGAGGTCCTTGATAGAATCCCAAACCATACCTAGAGATTTTTTTAAATCTTCCCATGGTTTTTTCATAGGTTCGAAGAATTTTTTGAACTTTTTAACGAAATTTTTAACCGATTTACTAATCTTATCAAAAGCTCCTTCTGTCTCTTCAGCACCTTGTTCCATACCATCACCAATAGCAGCACCCGCGCCACCACCGCCACCACCAGATGAACCTCCACCGTCGCTTGAACTAGCCGGGTCCGCTAATTGGTTTATCTCGTCAAAACCAGCTATACCACGATTTGCTTTAGCTGCTTTCTTTGCTTCTTTCGAAGTGCCTTTAATCGCATCTCCTAGTCCGGTTACAGCACTTGCTTGTTGCATAGTCGCTTTGGTTTGTTTTTTTACACCGTTCGTTTTTATACCAAATAACGCACGAGTGAATTGGGAAACATATTGAAAAGCGACTTCTATTTTCCGCATGAATGCGGTCAGTACGGGAAGAACAATGCTTAAAATAGGTAAAAACGCTTGTCCTAATGCAAGCCTCACGTCAGCTAAAGTTGCTGTAAAAGCCGCCATTTTCATGGCTGTGTTGTTTTGTAAATTATCACCAAGGTTGGTACTTACCGATTGTAAAATGTGATGGTATAAAATCGCCTTTTGCATATTCGTGCTTAAATCTGCCCAAGGCTTACCATTGGCCATTTGTTTATAAGCGTCTGACTGCATAATAGCAGTTGCCCGGACATTGACTCCTAACTCATCTGCACCATCGGCTTCTTGGTTCATGGCTGACCGAATCCGGTCGGAAACCTCAGTCATAGCCATGCCTCGCTTACTCGCGATAACCGCAGCTGTTTCCATCATTTTTGAAGTTTTTTCTAATAAGTCTTTTTGGCTTGTAGCAAATTGTTTAAAATTCAACGATAAGGTATTAGCAAGTTCAGCAGATTGCAATTTAGAGAAACCCAATGATGCACCTACTGTGTTTTGCCACTTTACGAAGTCATCCATGCTACTTCCTAATGACTCGCTAAGGGTTCCCATCAGAGCCTCGAATTTCATTGCATCTTCAATGCCGCCTTTAATGTATAGCCCTGCTCCAATGCTTGCCAATACACCAGCAATTTTGCCTTTAATCCCCTTCGCACTTTTGCCAAATCCATTAAGTTGGGCTTGAGCTTTATTCATGCCTTTTTGTAGCCCACTTATATCTGCACCTACTCGGACAAGCAAGTTACGTAATGCCATATCCTCACCTCCTACTCAACACTACCACCAAACTTAGCGTTTAATTTCTTAACCATTTTAAGCATCTCATCATCTGTCATCTGTTTCTTGGGTTCATCTTTCTTACCCAAAGCCTCATTCAAGGTAGGTAACTTCTTGATCCGATGCCAATATTCGCCTAACCAAACGAGTGTCATCTTTTCCTCGTTGTCTCGTTGTTGTTTCTCATTGAACACCTTTGCAAAGAGTCTCAACTCATAGGGTGTCATTTCATCGTATTGAGAAACACTGATGCCCATATGGATAGCAGAGGTCAAGGAGGTTTCCCAATCCCATCCGACCTCCTCTTCTCCGCTATCCTCTGTTAGTTTTTTTCGTCACCTTGTCCGAAAGCATTAGTTAACGCTAGATTCATTGCTTCAAGGAGTTCATTGTATGACTCAGCCTGATCGAGTAAATCTTCCATATCCTCTAACTTCAGTGTTTCACCGTTTTCTTTTGCATCGGATAATAGCCCACAATAGAGGATTTTCTCTAATTCTTCTAAATCAAAGTCATTCTCACCTAAATCAGCTAATCCTTTGCCTGTCAAAGCACCAAGTTTTTTCAATGCCTTGTGTCCGAAACGTAAAATACGTGGTCGATCTAAGTTGATCACCACGACATCATTTTTATCAATTGATTTTGTCATTTTTGAAAATCCTCCACTATGTTCGTATTATTTAAACCGCCGCTGCTAAGGTAGGCTTCCCACTAACCTTGAGTGTAGCCTCGAATGATACAAGATCCTCTAGTTCTGCCCCTGTTGAATAACCTGTGACAATCGCTGTGAAGGTCCACTTAGTACCACTGGTAGTAAGCCTGTCAGGAAACTCAATTGTATAAGATGCTGATGTCCCTGCATCAAAATCTGTTAATAATTGTGAATGTGCTGTTGCATTAAAATTCCCGCTGATTGAAACTTCCCCGGAATCACGTAGACCTCCCACGAACTGACGGTATCCGTTTGGTGAATCCATCGCCGTTACTTCAATTGTGTCTGCTGATAACTCAAGACCAGCGATAGAAGTCAATTCAGCAATCGCTGTTGCACCTTTTTTAAGTGTTGTACCCATTGCTACTACTGGCATAGTTTAATAACCTCCTATTATGCTAATACTGGTTTACCGCTAACTTTTAAAGTCGATTCGAAGGAAACCAAATCCTCTAACTCCGCACCAGTTGAAAATCCTGTAACCACTGCATCAAATGTCCAAGTCTTGCCACCCGGAAACGTGATAATATATGATGCTGACGTACCAGCGTTGAAATCTGTCAGAATTGGATTGTGAGCCACATAGTCAAAGAAGCCCGAAATGGATACTTCTCCTCCGTCACGTAGACCTCCCACGAACTGACGGTATCCGCCCACGCTATCTAACGTGGTTACTTCAATCGTATCTGCAGACAATTCTAATCCCGCAATCGATGTCAGAGATGCTATTGCTGTCCCTGCCGCTTTTTTTATTGTTGTTCCCATTGCTACTGTTGGCATATGTTAACCCCCTTATAACCTCACATTAATATCAAATGAACTTCTGTAAAAACCGACTTCTTTTTCGTTGACTTCTGTCGGCTTATCATAAGACAAACTTTTGATAAATGGCCCATCAATCCCAATGGATCTACCGTAGAAAGTCTGCAACTTAGACAATACCTCTTTAGTCAAGTTCTTCATCTTGCTGTAATTACTGTGGATTACATGTATTTCACAGTCTAATTCCTTGCTGGCCAGATAACCATCTAAGGTTTTATCCTGTAACCCTTCTGATGATACATAAATAACAAAAGGTGGTTTAGTTCCCTCTGCTGCGCTCATTGGGAAAACCTTATTATCTAATCCCACGATGCTATTTAATTCGGACACTATAGCCTCTTCAAAGTTCATTGATTTCACCTACCTTGTTATGTCATCGATTGACTGTAACAACGATTCTATAACCTTTTCTTGTGTTTCGGTACTTGTCATTTCGATTGCATCTCTTACGAAATACTTTCCTTCTTCTTTCGTACCATCTTTATTTATCTTGAATCCATATTCAGCAGAAACAGGATAATAAGCTGTGTCTTTCTTACCGCCTCTTGTCCCTTTACCTTCTGGAGTAATAGGTTTCTGGAAAATAGAATTCATCCCTCTGTCAAACACAAGCCGCATGACAACTTTTTTCTTTTTCTTCATCGCTTTAAACTTGGGTTCTTCAATTTTGATTAAGCCTTTTTTTAAACTACCTGACTCTTTCGGTGCTAATTGTTTCGCCTTTTTCAGTGGTATTCTCATTCCAGCGTTAACTGCTTTCCGAATTTTAGGCTTAGGAAAATTTTTCCCCAAGTTTTCGAGTTGTCTTGTTAATTCTTCCAATCCTTCAATGTGGGTATTACTAGCCATCAGACCAGCTCCTTACACAGAAGTTGGAGCTCAATATTTCTTTCCTGAAAGTTAATTGGTGGGGAAATCAGTTGAAAAATACGCTCACCAAACTTTATTCTCATATCAGATGTAATACCAGGCATATAGCGCATAGTAATTTTATGAGTAACCTCACTATTCACGGTATCAGCTGTGAAAAACTCTTTCCCGCTTATTGGATAAATGCCCACCCTGGCCTTAATTACTTCTATCCAATCATCTGTATTTTCGCCATAGCTGTTTTGGACTCCTGATTTTTTTTGAAAAATTATAATATGCCGGAATTCTCCCGGATTTATTTGAAATCTAGTCATAAATAAAGCACCCCCTACAGTAAATTAATGGAGTGCATGTCTAGGATGGATTTAATCACTGAATTAACTTTGTCAGATTGGACGGTGAATGTACGATTGTCATACATTTCATTGGAGAGGACCATCAAGGCGATGGATAAATCCTCTTTTGTATCCATTTGATCATCAGATAATCCCGTATAACCTTTGATATAAGATTTACAGGCCGGAAGAATACTTGAGAAAAGTTGATCATCTTCATTGTGGTAAACATGAGCATAGTCTTTTAGATCCTGAACACCTACTTCACTTATCAACATTGGCTTTTACCTTCTTTTTAGGGGCCT